TGTTTGGTTTATGGTATCAGTATTTATGGGCTTAGGTCTATTTGCAGATTTGATTTATTTTTTAGTAAATAAATAGCCATGACACCAGAGGAAAAAAAAGCATGGAAATCGGAGTACATGAAAGTTTATTACCGAAACATGAGCGATTTTCAAAGAGAAAAAAGGCGGTTGAAAAACCTTGAGAACAAAAAAAGAAGATACGAGGAAAATAAAACAAGCTGCAAGAATGTAAACTACGACAAAAACAAGGCTTATTATTATAAAAACATTGAAAAAATCAAGGCTTATCAGGCTGAGTATCGTAAAAAACAAAAACAAAAAAAAGAATCATGCTAACAGAAAACGAAAAACAAAAATTAGGTAAAGACATTGCGCTCATTGTCGTAGCCGCTGGAGGTATTTTAACTCTTGCTTATGCCATTTATTTCATTGTTGACACGCTAAAAAAATGGTATTTATGAAATTTGAAATTAAATACAATGACAGGCGAATGATTATTGAGGCTGAATCAGCAGAAAAAGCGCTGGAACAATTCAAGGAATTAAAAATAGATGTGCAAAACTTTGAGATAAGCATTTCGAAGTTTGGCGAACACAGGAAATAAGTTGTTAAAAGTGTTGTTTTTGTCCCGTATCTCATTGGTACGGGATTTTTTTTTGCATTTATTTTTGTAAATATTATTATTTGTAAATATTTATATATAAATTTACATATTGAAAATAAAAAAACAACCAGAATGGAAAAGAACATTTACACCGTGATGTATTTCGGCAATGCCAAAAAATATCAGGATTTACGTCAAGAAATTGCAGCTATCTCAAAGCGCGAAGCCGTTGAAAGGTTTTACGCCGCAATGTTAAACTCAAATTATTTCCCTGTCGATGAATTTTCATGGGGAGGTCTTGTTAAGGATTGCGACGGCAATGTGATTGCGGATGCTAATGATGAAAGCATTGAGTATGATGGAGGCTATTTTTATGCTGAACAATTAACAACGGTATAATGAAAGAGCCAATAATCGAAACCTACGTTCCACAGAACAAGCGCCTTCCTTACCAGATTGCTGGAGGGGTTGGCGTTGCCTTCGTTGTTGGGTTGATTTATTCCCCAATGAACACGAATTACAATTACACCTCTTTTATTCCCATCATTCAGCGCGACACCGTTTACGTTCATAAAATTACCTCGCTTACCATCCAGGGCAAAGAGGAAAAGAAAGAAGTTGATGAAAGCGCCTACGGATCTCGTTCGTATGGCTGGGAGGTTAGAAAGCTATCGGGCGAACAACTCAGACAAACATTGGAAGGTCGCGGTTTTAGAAATTTAAAAGGAGTTGACCGTTCAAAACTTCGTCGTATATACCTTGCTTACTGCTACGAATCAATGTTAATGAATGTTCATGTTTTAACCGATTTTCCTGTAAGCATGATTTATTCTTTTTTCATCATTGAGGCAACAAGTCAAGGAGTTGAAACAGAACTCTGGAGAAAGCACGCCAACGCTGGAGGGGTTAAGGCTTTAAAGGGTCATGACCATGTAACTTATAAAACAAGGGAAGTAATTAGAGGTAAAAATAAGTTTATCAGGGCTAAATTTATGAAAGCCGAATCAACTGAACAAGGCATGGAGTTATGGGCGGGGGTTTTAAACTCAGGAAGATACGCGGCTTGCAAGAAGGCAAATTACAAGTTGAAAGGGATAAAGTTGTACGAATCTATTTGTAAATGCGTGTATAAATCAGGTTATCACACCGACACAGATTACAAGTTCCGCGCGTCATTAATGGCTGAGTACTGGCAAATCAAAAGAGACAATTTCCCTTTGAAAAAAGAATACAATCAATTTTAAGTTTTTTTTTAAATATTTGTGTAAATATTTTTTTGTTTCATAATTTGTTTTTATATTTACATATCGAAACAAGGAAACGATATTTCACCACTTAAAAAACAACAAAATGACAACTTCAGAATTTACAACAATCGCAACTTTAAGATTAAGCGCTTTACCAACTAACGATTTGATAGTTGAATTAAAAAAATTAATGAATGATTTTACATCAGCTGCAAACATGGTTCAGGATATTGTTTTAGATATATTGATGGAACGTTTACCAGAATCTGAGTTTATTGAATTATGTAATAGTTTATAATATTTCACAGGGCAGTCCCCCAGCTGCCCTACTTTTTTCAACCACTAAAAAACAAAAAACAAATGGAAAAGAATTTCACCAACACTCAGTTTAAATGGACTTTCGAAAGCATCAGCGACAATATTCCTACAATCATGCTTTTGACAATCGTCCTTACCTACGGCATCAATGCCTATTTAACCGCTATCTTTTTACCGATTGATTTTTGGCTTGCGATCATTGCCGCCTCTATTCTTCAATTAGGACGCTTTGCCGTCGTTTTCATGGACTTTCTAAACCCAACTAAAGGAAGAAGCACCTACCCACCTAAGATAGCATTAGGCGCGACTATTGTGGCTTTGGTTGAAGTGTTCTTTGGTTTACAGGAAAAGTACGAAGGCGGCGAATTTATAACCATGTTTCTTTTTGTTGGAACGATTGTTGTTTTTGGCTACCTTCTGGAAATCAACTTTGTTGACAAAGGAGTTGAGGCTTATGGTATTAACGCTCCAGAACCAATCAAACGCCGCAAAAGAAAGCCTATTGCAAAAAAAATCAATGAAGATGCGCCAAAACAAGGAAGCGGTTATGTAACTTCGTTTCAAACGATAACACTTTGAGAACATATATCGGGGTTGACCCAGCAATCAGGATAAACGGAATGGCAGCGTGTTTTATTAAGCCAGACAAAGAAGTTGAATTTAAAAAATACAAAAGATTTGTAGATTTTTTGGAAGACTCTTTTCACTGGCATAAAGATTATATAAATGTTGTCGTTTTAGTGGAAGATAGTAGCCTCCAGAATGTAACTTTTAACTCGTCCATTAACCGCGCAATCCTTTCCCGTATGTCCAGAAATGTGGGCATGAACCAAGCGGCTTCAAGAATAGCCTACGAATGGATTAAAGAAAATGGCTGCGAAGCCTACAATATTTCACCAGAACAAAAGGGGAAGAAATGGGGAAAGGAAATTTTTATGAAAGTTTTTCAAAATGAAGGCTACAAGTTTGAACCAAATTTTAAAACAGTCAAAATAAGCCAGGATGAAATAGATTGTTTTACTCTTGCTTTACAGGCTAAAAATTATATGAAAAGATGAGAATAAAGGCAAAAGGGCCCGCATTCCCTTTAATAAGTAATGAAGGATATATCATTAATGCAGGATTAACAAAGCGTGAATACTTTGCAGCAATGGCATTGCAAGCATTAGTAACAAAAAATAATAATGAATATGATTATTGCGTAATATCAGCGGTAAAATATGCAGATGAATTAATTGAGGAACTAAGCAAAACAAAGACAAATGAAGAAAAATAATGAAATGATAGACGGCATTAGTGTTGCCACATGGAAGGAGATTGAAAAAATTTCTAAGCAATATCCAAAACCTATCAGATATGCTGAAGGTACGGTTGCAAAATTAACTATCCTTAAATTTTATCTTGAGCCCTTAATGAAAGATGAACGCGCCCCAATGGATATGATGGAGCCAGGAAGAATGATTACAATTGCGTACAAATTTTACAAAGAGTCAGACGGTGAAAATATTAGAAATTTATCGTTAATTTTATTAAATAGATTTATAAATTAGGTTGATTACGTTTGTTAATTAGTGGTAATAAGAGGAGTGACATTTGCGTCGCTCCTTTCCATTTTATAAAATTATACCTATTTTTTCTGCATAATCAGATACGGCTCTAGCATGAGATAAACCTAACTTATTTTGAAATTCTGTATCAAACATTAATTTAGCATCGTGATAGTTGGTAAAAAAACCATTTTCAGACAAAACCGAAGGCATATTAGTTTGCGTTAAAACGTGAAATCTAGCTTCTTTGTCGTGATCCCCGTCGGTTGTATCAGGCCTAAAAACCCAATTAGGCAAATTTTGTTTTACCTCTTTAAATAAAATTTCTGCGTAAATATCGGATTTGGTTTGTCCTGGTGAAGTAAACACTTCCCATCCTCTAGCACTTTTATTTTCCGCTGCGTTTCCGTGAATACTTAAATATAAAGATTCTTTATAATTTTTAGCCGCAAAGTTTGCCTTATTTACTCTTTTGCCTAATGATGTGTCTATTATTTCATCGTAAACCTTCATTGTAGTAAAGCCCCAATCGTTTAAATATTGTTCAATATATTGCACAACGGCACGGTTAAAAACTCCCTCAAAAAACCATCCGTAAGAATGGAAAGTGCCATTATTGTGTTGCGCACATTTAGCAGGGTAGGTAGTATATCCATTAGGTAATTTTACCTTAGGATTTATGCCTCCGTGTCCAGCATCTAAGAAAATACAAAATTCATTTTTATTCATAATTTACAATTTTAAAGGGAGGCATAAATCAATATACCTCCCTGAAGCCGCATAAGGTAGCGAATCTGTCTGCGCCTATAATTTAAACCCGATGAGCGAAAAACCTGCAGCTACGAGCGATAATTTGGGAGGAAGTTTCACCTCTATCTCTTTGCCTGCACATTCGCGTGATGTCTCCTTAATCTTGTCCCAAATAATTTGAGCCAGTTGGACGTATTCGCGCCATGTAAATTTTATTTTGTTGCTTTCAAGATGAACATTGATTTCACTTGCAAGTTCTGCAAAGTTCATTGAGTAGCAAGCGACGTCACCCATTGGTGATTTTATTCCGTCTGCGTTTTTTAACGCTTCTTTTAAATTAGTCTGCATATTATTTATTTTAACGTCTAAAAAATTTTAATACTAATGTTCCAATGTTTACTCCAGTAATTGACTTGATGTTTTCCGAGATGCTATACAACTCCGTAAATGATATTAAGAAACTAACTGAGTAAACTATTTGCGAAGGTAAACCAAAGGTAACACTTGCGCCGTGAAAAATCATGATGCCAACAAAGTAAACAACCACCTTTTGCGAAGTTCGGTATAATCCTTTGCTTGTTATTGGCTCATTTCTTTTCTTTGCCGCAATGATACCCGTCACCGTGTCTGCAAAAACTACAAAGATTGTAAAAATCAAAAAATGCTGGATAGGCAAGAAAAACGAGAATATCACTCCACAACAAATTGAATAAACTATGCCGTCGTAGCCAATTTTTAAAAGGTTGTAAATTATTGTTTTCATCTGTTTAATTGCTTTATTTGTCGTAATATTACTTTACCATCTTGCGAAATATATCTATTTTTTTCTTGGTCAAAATATAAATCAAGAAATTGCCCGAGAACTGGATAGCTTAATAATCTAATGGTAAATTTAGAAAAAACAATAGCATTTTTAGCGGTTGAACCTTCTATAATATATCTAAATGCTCCTGTATTTTTATTGTAATTAAAATCAAGTGCATTTGTAATACCCGATGAAATTATCTGCCATTTATTACCTGTGTAAAATGACTCATTTAATTTTAAAATAGTATCTAAAGGATTTTTCCCAGTTAATTCCAAAATGTTATTATTCTCCCTTATAGATGCCGTTATTTTCCTACCAAAATCATAATATGCCACAACCTTGTCTGCAAAGTTATTTGAAGAGTTTTCAAAACTTGAAATAGCTCCATTGTATAATTGACTTGTATCGCCAATTATTGAAGCTTTTTCGTAATAACCTCCATCGCTAAAATCCGCACGATATATAAGATAATAATTATTATCTATTAATTTAACGTAAGATGTATCAAAATTAATTGATTGCCCATTTAATTGAGATACAATAAATAATAAATAAAGTAGCTTTTTCATATTTTTTTTGTTTATTTTATTGCTAACCAATAGATTGTTACCGATGTTGATGCTGCCTCTGTTCCGTCGTAATTCCAAACTTGAACACTAAAAGTCGTTGAATTTTTAGCGTAAACTTCAAATATTAATTTTTGCGCCCCAACTGCTCCAGCACCCGTAACGATAACCGATGTTGGATTTGAACCAAGTCCATGAGTCACGGTAAAAACAGCTGAAGGCGTTCCTGTTGTTGCTATGGTTGAACCCGTTGTCATTAACCCCGTTTGCGCCACCGTGGTAACCTCACCGACAACATTACTTGCATCTTTGCCAAGTAAACTTGTAGGCGTTGCGCTTAATGTATTTATTCTTACCTCACCATTAACATCAAGTGTTTTTGTTGGAGATGCGTAGCCAATGCCCACGCGATCCGTCGAGGCATCCACAAAAACCATGTTGGCATTTCCATCACTTTCAATCCTTGTATCAAAGTCGCCTGAGCCTTCGTTTAATACCGTGGCATTGTTTACAGTGAGTGCGCCAGTCAATGTCGTTGCGCCTGTAACTCCAAATGTGCCGTTAACTTTTAATTGTGTATCTGGAGTAGTGTCATTTATACCAACATTACCAGTGTTAGAAATTGTTAACTTTGCATCAGCTAAGGTTGCACTTGCCCCAAAATTGCCAACATTCATATTTAAAATATGAACTTTTCCCGAAGCATCACCAGCCCCTAATTGCGTATCATTTCGCTGAAAAACAATAGCACTTTTCCGATAATCAGTATTTGGTTCAACATATCCAAAATGAATTCCAGTATATTGGTAAGGTGATAATGTTCTAACACCAACAGATACAAAGTCATTTGCATTACCATATACTTCTAAAGGCTTATAAGCAGTTGTTGTGTTAATGGCAACGTTGCCAACCATTCTTGTTGTGCCATTTACTACTAAATTTCCAGTCAATGTTCCACCAGTCAATGGTAAATAAGTTGAAGCTGCAACGCCCGACCGCAAATAATTTGTAAGCATCGAAGCCGTGTCAAACCTTGTAACAAGGAGATTAGTATCAGCAAGCAAAGTAGAACTTGTTAAACTTAACCCTGCCCCCAATGTTACTTGCCCCAAATCACCATCAGCATCAGCACCGACAAGGCGCGTTGGAGTATCCGTTGTTAAATCTGTTATCCTTACCTCACCTGCCACTTCAAAGTCACGATTTGGCGCATTTGTTTTTATTCCAACTCTTGAACCTGCGGCAATCGTTGTTCCCGTGCCACTTGCGCCCGTACCAAAAATAAGGTTTTTTATTACCACTTGATTTGAGCCGTTGTTGGTTGCAAGGTTTACAGAGTTGCCAAGAACAAGGTTGCCAGCGGCTGCTCCTGCAATGTTACGGGCGGATTCGTAGCCTATGGCGGTGTTATTTGAACCAGTAAGGGTATCCGCCAGCGTGGTATTGTATCCTGATCGATAGCCGAAAAAATTATTACCACTCCCTGTGGTGGTTGAATACCCGGCCTGTACTCCGAAAAAATTATTATTAGAACCGGTCCTATTTAAAGCCCCAGCTTCTACGCCGAAAAAATTATTACTCTGACCAGTCCTGTTACTTCTCCCGGCTTCATTGCCGAAAAAATTATTATAATAGCCCGTTGTATTCTGGCCGCCTGCGGTCTTTCCGAAAAAATTGTTTACAAAACCGGATGTATTCTGACTGCCTGCACTTTCACCGAAAAAATTATTTCCAAAGCCTGACGTGTTTAAAGAGCCAGCGCCCTTTCCGAAAAAATTATTAGTAGAGCCTACCGTGTTTGAACCACCAGCACCATCACCGAAAAAATTATTACTCTGTCCGATAGAATTTAAATTACCAGCATTCCTACCAAAAAAATTATTAAATGTGCCAGTAGTGTTTGAAGCGCCAGCGCCAGCTCCAAAAAAATTATTAAACGTGCCAGTGGTTGCCGAACCGCCACCGCCAACACTAATCGTGGTAACATTCGGCATTTTAATCCCTCCATATAGCGTAGTGCCGCTGTCGTCTTGTCCAGCCAATAAGGTAGGTGCTAAATTTAGCACTTCAACTACCGATACATTGTCAATATTACCAGTAAACGATGATGTGGTAAATTTAAATCCTTGAAATGGTTGGCTTGTGGGAAAAAGAGTTAGGGTGTTGGTGATATTGTACGACGGTAATACCCTTGAATCATTCCCTATTACAACAGACAATATACCGCTACTGTAATTGGAAAGGGTATATGTTACTTCATACGCCCTGCCTACTATTATAGTATCCGGCAGTACAACACACCTTAATTCTCCAGTTGCTTCCGTTGCTACTGCCTGCGTGCCATTAAATGTCCACCCTGTGCCCCTCGTCCAGTTCGTGGTATCAGCTCCAAAAGTTTGTTGTGTTAAAAATGTACTCCTTACAGGCTCTTGACTGTTTTTTATAATTAAATTTGCACCAGATGTAGTGGTTGTGTTTATTCCAAGCGTTTTATTTGTCGCTGAATAAATTAAACCAGCATCACCTGTTATAGATGACGCACTATTAAAATAGGTAACTTGCCCACTTGTTCCGCTTATTTGATTATCGCGAACAAATACAGATGTATCAGATATATTTAATTTTGCATTAAACCGATTTGTAAGATTTAGTAAACTTGTATCTGCATCACGAAAATAAGGCAAAAGCATTGCAGTTGTATCACTTGTTAAAAGTGCCGCAGTTGTATCTCTCCAAATCCCACCACGATAATATAAGGAAGCCCTGTCAACAGGGGAGCTTATTTGAACATCATGAAGCTCACTTAATTTATAACCCGATGCTACCCGAATGGCAATAGTACCATTGTTTGAACTTGAATTAATACAAAAGCCAATAGGCATATCAATGTTTGGCGCAATAGGTTCAACATCCGTCCAAACACCAGCCACCGTTGGCGAAGGGTAAAGAATAGCCCCAGCCGCAAAGGTATCGGTGTTGACTTGTCTTATTTTGCCAAAGGAAATAACGTAACCATCTTCCCCATCTGTCAAATCATGAGCCGTTATTCCAAGTAAATATTTGGCATCTATTGTGCCGTTGGCAATAAACTTTGCAACTGTTATTCTTCCACTTGCGCCAACCGTTCCATTAGCATAAACGATACTACCTTTTGTAATCGTTGAGCCTGTTTGATTCTTGACAAGCCAAAAGTTTTTAAATCCTAACTCATTGGGCACGGCATCGTACATTCCTAAAACAACCGTTCCTAACTCGGAATCCCATCGCATTTTTGCCGTGTCCACATTGTTTGGCGGAACGCTTGTTTTAAAAAATAAGGAATCAATAGGTTGTGTGAATGCAGAACCGCCACCCGTGCCAACTTGATTCCAAACATTGGAAGTAAAATCAAAGGAATATATTTTTAAGTTAACTGTGTCAAGTATAACCCAGGCGTTTTGATTTGATACGGGTTGGATGCTTGCAGTGTCCGAAATTGAACCACGCCAAACTAAACCGTCCGCGGTCGTTTGGAAACCTAATCTTTGCTTATTGCCTGTATTTGGGTATTGGGCAAAAAGGGAAAAGGATAGGAATAAAAAAAGAATTGAAGGCAAATTTTTTTTGCCCCCAATCCTCTTAATCAAGTTACTACCCACTTTTAATAAAACCTCCTGAATTAAAATCTCACCTATTTTCCCTAACGTCTTTAAAAAACGTCTTTCTTTTTTTGGCTTTTCCA